GTTCATGACGAAACACAATGGGAAGTGAGAGAAGATCAGGCAGAGGAGGCAGCTAGGCTCATAGAGCAAGCAGCCACCAAAGCAGGAGAAGCTTTAGGTTTCCGTTGCCCAGTTGATGCCGAAGGAAAAGTCGGAAACAACTGGCGTGAATGTCACTGACGTTACTAGTGAGTTTTTATATTGGAGAATATTATGAGTGAAGAAAAGAAAGACATTAAGCTTAAGGCTTCTGTGTACTGGTGTCAACACACCAAGGTGAATGACATGTCTGGTAAGTTTCAGGTTAACCTGTGCAACCTATCTGATTCTGCTGCAGCAGCATTGGAAGACATGGGCATTAGTGTTCAGGTGGGTGAAGAGAAGAAGGCTGACATGGGCAGGTACATCACTTGCAAATCCCCTAACCCGCTTCGTGTCTTTGATGCAGAGAATCACGAAATTACTGAAGCTGTTGGTAATGGCAGCAAAGGCACGGCCTTGGTATCTTCTTATTCTTGGACATACAAGAACAAGAAAGGTATCAGCCCTTCATTGAAGAAGCTGGTCATCACTGACTTGATTGAGTTTGAAGGGGCAGCAGGTATCAGCGCAGACGATGAGGATGTGCTGTAAATGAAAGCCCTGTTCGATAGCGATATATTCGCTTATCGGGCAGCATCTGCATGTGAGGATGAAGACGAAGCAACGGCACAGCGTATACTGGATCGTTTAATCGTTGACACCCTCATGTGCGGTGTTGATAGCATCTATCCTGATTGCTTCGTGGATAGTTGGGGAATGCACCTAACAGGTAAGAACAACTTCCGATACAAGATAGCTACCACCTTTCCCTACAAAGGTAACAGGGTGGACAAGCCTAAGCCAAAGCACCTAGCTTTCCTTAGAAGCCATCTAGTAAAAGAATGGGATGCTTCTATATCTGAGGGTGAAGAAGCTGATGACACCATTGCCATTGAAGCTACAAAGCTTGGTGACAATTGTGTCATTGTGTCTTTAGACAAAGACTTAGATCAGGTATCAGGGTGGCATTACAACTTTGTTAAGCGTCTAGGCTACTACATCACACCAGAGGAAGCTCTGGTTAAGTTGTACACACAGATGCTGACAGGTGATGCTGCTGATAACATCAAAGGATTGTTCCGTGTTGGTCCAGTGAAAGCAGCCAAGATAATTGGGGACACAACAAATGAACTTGAGCTATACAACAAAGTGTTGGAAGCTTACGAGGGTGATGCTGAGCGTGTGTTAGAGAATGCTCAGCTTCTTTTTCTACGAAGATATGAAGGACAGATATGGAATCCTCCACAAGCTTAAAGCCAAATGACATTGCACTAATCCTTCGTCCTACTATTGTGGATGGGGTGTATCAGAAACACTTTCAAGTGTTAGTCAGTGGCTTTGGACCACTCACTATCAGTGAAGACGATGTGAATAACCTGATTGGTATGGCTACTATATTGGCAGCCACTGTACAGTATATGGAAGAAGATGAAGAGCTTGCTAATAAGCTTGTTGAGTATTGCGGTAAGATGTTTGCTAATGTTGGTGACTTCTCTTACAACGCAGACCATGACAGCTTTGGCGATGGCAGCTTCACCATTAACACAAAGACAGTTGGAGGTGTTCAATGAACATAGATGACACACTAATACAACGAGGCGTTAGGTATGGCAACTACAAAGAAGATGTCTCTAGGGTTTCACAAGCTCTGAAAGAATCTGTTAGATCAGGAGCTGAATGGAAAGAGATGGATGATGATATGAAGGAAAGCCTTGATCTCATCTGTAACAAAATCTCTCGCATTGTTAATGGTGATCCTTGGTATCATGACTCATGGCATGACATCATTGGCTATGCTAGGCTGATAGAAGAAAGACTGGAACGATTATGATTGCTGTTGACATCCACTTAAAGGTTTTCTTTAAGCCTCAAGACCTACCCAATGTCTACCTAAATGAAGAAGTGCTGAGTGAAGCCATCACTGAAAACTTAACTGCTTCGTTGGAACGAATGGACGCACAAGAAGTGCTCTTTTCTTTCATAGATATTGAAGGACTAGAATGAAAGTTAATTCTGTAACCATTAGAGAAGCAAGCAATGGCTTTGTTGTTGAGCATATAGCTGAATCTGAATACGACAAGTTCCTCTCTGAGTTTGTTGCTCTAGATATTGACGAAGCACTGGCTATAGCTAGGGATTTGTTTGTGCATTACGATGCTGCTGACATGTCACACCTAGTAGATACACCAATTGGTAGATAAGAAAAGAAATGGTGGCGAGTGGACTGACTCTAGGTTCAGAAGCTTCGTCACCTCAGCACTGCGAGCTGCGTCTAGGCGTTGGCCTCCTAAGTACAAGGCTCTTAAAGAAGCCTTCGTTGGTAGGAAGACTAACAAGAAGACAGGCAAGTTGGCAATGCATTACAAGTGTGCAAAATGTAAGAAGCACTTTGTTGCAGCAGATGTACAGGTAGATCATATACTACCTGTAGTATCTCCAACAGAAGGCTTTGTTAGTTGGGACTTGTTCATTGATCGTATCTTCTGTGAGATAGAAAACCTACAAGTGATGTGTAAATCCTGTCACAAAGTGAAGACAGAACTAGAGAAGGCAGAAAGGAAAAAGAAATGAATGCAATTTTATTAAAAGAACATGAAGATGGTAGTGCTACTTATTCATTTGATATGACATCTGAAGAGCGTGAGACACTGCTTAGTCTGGGTATAATAACAGCCCTTAAAAATGGCATCAAAGAAGGAAGTAAATATGTTGGTGACATTGATGTTAACAACACCCAAGACAACACAATCTGAGGTATAACTACCTTTCCTCTGGGAGCTTCGGCTCCCTTTTTATCTAAAGAAAGAAACAATGAACAAAGAAGTAGTAACACCTTGGTCTAGTGTAGGATTTTTAACATATAAAAGAACGTATGCAAGACGTTTAAATGAAGATGATATCAGCAGCCCAACAGAAGAGTTCCCAGACACAGTAGCCCGTGTCATCAAAGCCTGTGAAGAGCAGCTTCATTGCGGCTTTACAGACGCTGAAAATGAACGCCTAAGGGTGTATCTGCTTAGCTTGAAAGGAAGCGTTGCAGGGCGTTTCTGGTGGCAGCTAGGCACTAATACAGTGAACAAGCTTGGTATGGCCTCGCTACAAAACTGTGCATTCCGTGTAGTAGACAAGCCAGTGGAGCCTTTCACATGGGCTATGGACATGTTAATGCTTGGTTCAGGTGTGGGCTACAACATCCAGAAAGACAATGTTAATAAACTTCCTCCAGTCAATAAAGATTTTAAGTGTCCTTCTCGTATTGTAGATACTGGGGCTGATTTTATTGTTCCCGATAGTCGTGAGGGATGGGTTGCCCTACTTGGCAAGACGCTCAAGGCTGCTTTCTTGGCTCACTCGTCAGGAAAACAAACTTTCACATACTCGACACAGCTAATTCGTTCTAAGGGTGCAGCCATTAAAGGCTTTGGTGGTACAGCGTCTGGTCCAGAAGACTTGGTTGGCGGCATCAACAACATCTCTAAGATCTTGGAGAAACGTGCAGGTAAACAACTTCGCCCTCTTGATTGCCTTGACATTATGAACATCATTGGTGCTGTTGTCGTAGCTGGCAATGTTAGACGCTCAGCACAAATTGCTATTGGAGATGCAGATGACGTGGAATATCTACTTGCTAAACGATGGGACTTGGGAAATATCCCAAGCTGGAGAGCCATGTCCAACAACAGCGTGGTGTGTCATGACATCGGAGACTTGCATGACTTCTTTTGGGATGGTTACGAAGGGAAAGGTGAACCCTACGGCCTCATCAATCTTAAACTTTCTAGAAAAATCGGAAGGCTCGGTGAAACCCAGTATCCTGACCCAAAGGTTCAGGGATATAATCCTTGCGCTGAACAAAGCTTAGCCGATGGTGAAACCTGTTGCTTAGCTGAAGTGTTCCTGCCTAACATCGCAAGCAAAGAAGAACTGCTCGATGTGTGTACGTTGCTCTATCGTATCAACAAACACTCATTGGCATTAGATTGCCACCAGAAAGTGACTGAAGCCATTGTGCATGAGAACATGCGTATGGGTATTGGCATCACTGGTGTGTTGCAATGTAACGAAGAGCAGAAGTCTTGGTTGAATGATGTGTATGGTGAGCTGCGTAACTACGATTCTTTCTATTCACAGAAGCATGGCTTCAATAAGTCCATCAAGCTAACTACAGTGAAGCCTTCTGGCACTCTGTCGTTGTTGCCCGGTGTCACCCCCGGCTGCCACCCTGCTTATGCACATTACATGATTCGCAGAATCTCTATCAGCTCTGACCATTCCTTGGTGCAGGTCTGTCGTGATCATGGCTACCATGTGGAATACAAGCGTAACTTCGATGGATCTACAGATCACAGCACAATGATTGTGTCATTCCCGTTTATGTATCCAGAGACAGCTAAGCTTGCCCGTGACATGACTGCACTTGACCAGCTAGAAACTGTGAAGTGGTTGCAAGAAGTGTGGAGTGACAACAGCGTTAGCTGCACTGTGTACTACCGCTTGGAAGAGTTGCCAGAGATTAAGAAGTATTTGAAGAAGCATTACAAGAACAGCCACAAGTCGTTGTCGTTCCTGTTGCATTCAGGCCACGGCTTTGATCAAGCTCCCTTTGAAGAAATTACAAAGGAGCAATACGATGCAATGATTGCCAGCACAACACTGATCAACAGTATTGAGGATGGTAATATTGGATTGGATGATGCCGAGTGTGCTAGTGGTTCTTGCCCCGTTCGCTAACTAGGGGGTAAAGCAGCATGATTGTTGTAGAGCTAAGACAGGGCATTGGAATTGATATTGAATTCAATGACACCATCTGCCACATCATAGATGATGGTGGACCACAGGATAAGTTGTTCTCTTATAGTGGTATACTACTTAAGTTGCCTTTTCTTAGTATCTATATTGGTGAGTTTAATGAGATAGGTGAACTCATCAAGGGCGATAAACCTACAGGGGAATAACATGCAAGTCAAGTCTGAACGATCTGCACCATTGCGTATTCAATTTGAACAAGGCTATAAAGCTTTCAGACATGGGTGGTTGGTCAATCAATATGAACCATCATCTGTGGCAGGTAAAGAGTGGCAACGAGGATTTGATCGTGGCTACTTTGATAACATTGAAAGACTAGATGGCTACCAAGCGGTTCGATAAAGAACTTCACGACACCTACGACAAGTTTGGAAGAGATATAGTTAAGAGCTATGTCTCTTCTTTTTGGGGTATGGAAGCTAGAGATAATCCTGACAGGTATGGGATTGATCTGTATCTGTATAAGGACAGCTTGTTGGTGGGGTATGCTGAGGTAGAAGTCAGACTGTCATGGAAAACTGTAGAGTTTCCCTATGAAGATTTGAATGTACCTAACAGGAAGAAGAAGCTTCTAACACAGGACATGTTAACATACTTCTTTTCTGTTAATAAGGATGGAACAGCCTTGTTCCATTGCGAAGCTGCTGCTGTGTTAGCTTCAGAAGTTAAAGAGTCTAGAAATAAATATGTCTACCAAGGTGAACTCTTCTACAAGGTTCCTCTTGATAGACTATCTTATGTTGTATTACCTACGGCTTGCGAGGCCACCCTTAGCTAAGCCAATTCTTTTCTTAGTTTCTTTATCTCTGTAGGTTCCACCTACCAAGTCTCTAATAGCATCTACTGCTTTAGTTTGTTCACCAGTGATACGGGTAATTTCTTCATTGCCTCCACCACCAACTTGGTATTTACGCAGTTGATTAAATTGATTTTCTAATATCTTTAAAGCTTCTGCCTTATCTTTACTACCCACTCTTTCTAAAGAAGTGATAACCTCAGGTATAAAGTTAGCTATGTCTGGATTTATTTCTGTATCTTTTAAAAAGGCTCTGTCTGTAGCTATCTTACGAAGTCTTCCGAAGGTTGTTTGAGATGTCTTTACCAACCCTTTAGTTTCTGTAAACTCATTCCTAACAAGATCTCTAATAATTCTATAAGCAGTGCTTGCTTGAACTTCTTCACTCCCCATCCCACCTTCTTTAATTGGTCTTAAAGAATCTGGAGTTAAGAAATTATCTCTAATGGTGGTTAATCTTTTAAAGCCTTGTCTAGCTGTTGTATCTTGTTCTCTAACAAGTGGAAGCTTCTTAGAAACTTCTTTAGTATTTCTACCTATAACTAACTTTTCACTTTCTACAAAAGCGTCTTCAGTTTCTCT